ACGATCCACTTGCCAGCATGGATGGACAGTGAAGAAGCGTTTTAACCTATCCCAGTGCAGGGGTGCTGCACAACATTGAGAGGAGTTGCAAAATGCAACACATGATTACAGAAGTCGTCGCACGTTACCCGCGTCTAAATTCCACTTATAAGTTCGACACTTACGAGAACAAGTCAGTGAAATGCGATGCGTTTGATGACGGCGCAGCATACGAAATGAGCTTCGTAATGTCCGATGAGAAGGCAAAGGAGCTGCATCGTATCTGTATGGAGGCATATTCTAACGCTGCGGCGTTGGACACAAAGCGCAAGTGGCCAGAGAAGCCAACAATGCTTCCATACAAACGCAATGACGATGGCGAAGTCGTCGGCAAGTGCAAGCTGAAAGGTGCTTACGGTGGCGACAAAACACAGCCACCAAAGCAAGTTGATGCTCAGCGCAATAAACTGCCGGATGATTTCATGCTGACCAGCGGAAGCAAGGTCAACGTGGCCGTCGTTGTTGTCCCATACAATACAGGCAGCCTGAATGGCGTGTCGCTTAGGCTGCGAGCTGTGCAGATCTTGGAGCTTGCAGAGATGCAAGGCTCAGATGATCCGTTCACTTCGGTCTCTGGTGGCTTTACGTCCAGCGTGACGGCAACGCCAGTTGCAGCTGCGGATGATCCATTTGCAATGCCTGTATCCACACCATCGCCAGCAGCACATGCTGGCCTTGACGACGAAATCCCGTTTTAAAAAAATCAGAAAAGGAAACTACAATGGAAGTTACTATCGTTCAAAACATGCCTATTCCAAGAGCCAAAAATGGCCGGGGAGGCTCTGGATCAAGATATAATGCAATAATTGACCAAGTGTCGGCTGGTGATTGCGTGCAGTTCAAGGAAAGGGGCCAGCAGCGTTATTTTTGGGGTCTTCTTCGTAGGCGAGGAGTGTCATCGACAACTAGGAAGCATGATGGCATGTACTGCGTTTGGATCACAGCATGAGCGAAATGTTTTATGCAACTCCAAACCAAATGTATAGGATCAACAAGCTCACACACCTACTGAGTGGAGCTAGTGGGTCGCCATCTGCGTCACTGCCCATATCAAAGTCGGATGCAGACGCTCTGATAAAAGATATGATTAAGGCAGAGAAGTTGCTGAGCAACTCAGATACCGAAGAGCCTAAAAAGGTTAAAAGGTTAAAGAGGGCGAAGCCAAATAGAGGTGATGAAATAAAGGTTATAAAAATCTCTATTTAAAAAAAAGTGTGGCCCGACACTTACATGCCGGGCCACACAATATCATAAGAAACCCACCACAATGAAAAGGCGATAAGCAAATGTTATCCGATCAGAACAGAGAAAGCAAGTTTCCAGCCGCTCGCTGGTCGGAGTTTGGCAACACGATCATTCGCAGTCTTGAGTTGAAAAAGACTGCGCAGGGCGAGTATCATGGCCCATGCCCATCCTGCGCTGGCACGGATCGGTTTTGGATTAAAGAGTTTCAGGGCGAGGTCATGGTTCATTGCCGCAAGTGCAATGACTATAAGGCCATCAAGGACAGGCTGCGCGATATGTCTCTCTGGCCCCAGCCGGGGCATACGCCGACAGTGGAGGTAAAGAGAGTTGATATTGAATGGCCGGAGCGTGACCCCATGAGCAGTCACCCATATCTTGAGAAGAAAAAGATTAAACTGCATAACGCCAAGATTGACGGCGACACGCTAACCATCCCAATCATTGACGTGAAGGGCAGGCGCGTTGGCGCGCAGTTCATTGATGCTGACGGCAAGAAAAAGTTTTCCTACCAGCTTCCCGTGATTGGCAACTTTAGCGTGATTGGCGGACCCATTCGTGAGTTTGCATATGTTGCAGAGGGCTGGGCAACAGCCGCGACTGTGCATGAGGCCACGGGTAGGCCATGCGTGTTTGCTCTAAATGCAGGGAACATTTTGGCTGTGATAGACAACCTGCAACAAGCCAAGCCAGATGCTGAGCTTGTCATTGCGGGCGACAATGACGATGCCGGGCGCAAAGAGTGCGAGCGCGCATTCTCTGAGCTGGGCGTTGAATACATCCTGCCCGACATGGAGGGCTGGGATTATTCTGACGTTTGGGTAAACCAAGGCCCGGCAGCGGCGAAGAAAGCATTGACCGTGCAGAGCGTCATGGATCAAATCTTTATGCCGGACGAGGCTATCCCTCAGCTGAGCCGCAACTATCTCGTGAAGGGCTGGCTTGGTGAGGGTCAGATGTCTGTGATCTACGGCCCATCAAACGTGGGCAAGTCATTCTTTGCCCTTGATCTTGCTTGGCACATCGCCTGCGGTGAGGAGTGGAATGGCCACAAGGTTATTGGTGGCTCTGTTTTATACCTCGCAACCGAGGGCGGCATGGCATTCCACAATCGCGTTGTTGCGCTAAAGAAAAAATACCCAGAGCATAAGAATGTGAAGCTGGCTGTGCGCCCGGCCCCGGTCAACCTACTTGACGGCGAGGTTGACATGGCTGTGCTTGAGAAGCTGTGCCGTGAGGTGTCGAAGAAACACGGTCAGGTTAAGTGCATATTTGTTGACACGCTCAGCCGCTCAATGGCTGGCGGGAATGAAAACTCGCCAGAGGACATGACAAAGTTTATCGGCAATTGCGATAAGCTGCGCGAGATAACCAGCGCACACTTGGACGTTGTTCACCACTCCGGCAAGGATAAAGCTGCTGGTGCTAGGGGGCATTCGAGTTTACGCGCCGCGACCGACACAGAGATTGAGCTTGATTACGATGAGAACACTGGCCTGCGCACGGCTAAGGCCACGAAGCAGCGTGACATGGAAACGGGCGTTATATTCCAGTTCAAGTTAAATGTCATTGAGCTTGGCGTTGATGAGGATGGTGACAGCGTTACGACTTGTACCGTTGTGCAGGCTACTGAGAGCGAGATTGAAGAGGCCAACAAGCCACGCATCAAGGGCAAGAACCAAGTCCTGATCCGCAAGGTATTCACGCAGCTGCGCGGTGAGGGCGTCGGGCAACCAAACCCCGGAGGGGTTGGGTGGCCAGAGCCGAGAACATATTGGGTTATCTCTGAAGAGACGCTGAAAGACCACTTCATAGGCAAGGTGTCCTCAGCCGCAAATCCACGCTCAACATATAAACAAGCTGTAGACGCGCTTATTGGCGCTGGCCATATGGTTATAAACGATGGCCACGTTTGGTTCACTGACAACGAAGGCAAATGCAAGAACGTATAAGGAGGAAAACTATGGAAGATTGGATAAACTGCCCTGAGTGCGATGGCGAAGGCGAAGTTGAGCGCGATGTTTGGGTCCGCCAAAGCTCAACTTGGCACGGCGACTTTGAATCTGTCATGGAAGAATGTGAAGTTTGCAGCGGCATAGGCCGGATTGACCCCTTGGAGGAAGACGAATGAAATACGATCCAGATGCGCTCACCCGTCACGTTCTTGATTGCGCACAGCAAGGCATGTCTCAGATTGAGGTTGCAGAATTGCTGCGTGTATCACCGTCAACAATACATCGCATTTGCTCGGCTGCGAACATAAAACTTGAAAGGAAGAAACGTGAATACGGACCAAACTCAGATTATTATAAAAAGGCTGGAGCGCAACAACAGCATAATGCTGACGGAGCAGAAGACGGCGATGAGGCCAAACTTAAAGCAGCGGCTGGAAGAGCAGCAAGCGCTAATAGATCTGCTAAAGCGCGATATGAAAAAGATGCAGCAGAGCGATTGAGGGCCAAACTTGAGGGTGTGACGGACAAGCATGAGCGATTTGAGATCACATACGGCCACTGCCTGTGGGAGTTTGAAACGCTCATGTATCGCCAGCGCAAACGTGAAGCCCTACCATCTGGCCCGCGCAGGCCGACCACAATGGCCCCGTCAATGAAGCGTGCAGCTGAGGCAAGCAAACAGCACAGCATTGACCAAGGCAATCGCCTGTTTTCGCTAATACCGTATGACCAGCGCGTGACGGCAGCAGAGGCCGCTGAGCTGCTGGGAGACAGCGTGCCGCGCACGTCAAGTTATCTCAAGAAAATGTGGGAGGCGAACAAGGTTTATCGCGTGCGAGACTTTGTTGAAGTGCCTGGCTATACCAAGCGGCAGTGGCGCTGGGTGTTTAGCAAGCAACCCATTCAGCCGTTGAATAACTGTTTTGATGAGGGTGACACATGAAATACGGCTCAGTTTGCTCTGGCGTTGAAGCCGCCACTGCCGCGTGGCATCCACTTGGATGGAAGCCGCAGTGGTTTAGTGAGATAGAAAAGTTCCCAAGCGCCGTGCTGGCGCATCATTACCCAGATGTCCCTAACCTTGGCGACATGACACAATTTAAGGAGTGGCCCATTGACAGATCAATTGACCTTTTGGTCGGAGGAACCCCCTGCCAAAGTTTTTCAGTCGCAGGACTTCGCAAGGGACTTGATGACCCAAGGGGAAATCTCATGCTCACCTATCTTGCCATTGCTGCACAATATCAGCCCAAGTGGCTGGTTTGGGAGAACGTCCCCGGCGTCTTGTCTAGCCAACGAGGTCGGGATTTTGGAACCTTCCTCGGGGCGTTGGGCCAGCTCGGGTATGGGTTCGCCTACAGAGTGCTTGACGCTCAATATTTCGGAGTGGCCCAGCGACGCCGCCGTGTGTTCGTTGTCGGATACCTTGGAGACTGGCGACGCGCCGCAGCGGTTCTATTTGAGCGCGAAAGCCTGTCAGGGAATCCTGCGCCGAGCCGAGAAGCGGGGCAAAAAGCTGCCCCCACAGTTACACAAGGCGCTCCGTTCAGTCGCACAGGAAACCAGCGAGTAGAGGCGGAAGCTATTGTTGCTCAGTGCCTGACCACACGCACTGGCAGCGCATACGATCCGACAACAGAAACCTTGCCAATAGCCTTCGGCGCGCAAAACAGCGCCAACCAAGGCGACAGCGTGTCAACGGAAGTCACGCCAACGCTGGACAAGAGCAAGACGCCAGCGGTGGCGATACAGGCACAAGCGTTAAAGGAAAAACAGCCAAAGTCTCAAGGTTTTGGAATTGATGACAGCGACGTTTCTTATACGTTAACAAGCGGTGATCGTCACGCTGTTGGGACACAATCCGCCGTCCGCCGCCTCACCCCCATTGAATGTGAGCGCCTGCAAGGCTTCCCTGATGACTTCACGCAGATACCGTGGCGCAATAAGCCAGCAGAAGATTGCCCAGATGGGCCTCGATACAAGGCAATGGGCAACTCAATGGCTGTTCCGGTTATGCGCTGGATTGGGGAGAGAATACAAATGGTGGAGAGTTTAGATGACTGACAAAGAACTTGAGCGCATGATAAACGCAGCGGGCCTAATTGGAGCTATCTTTGGCTTCATCAGCGGCGCAGGCTTGATGGCGCTGGTGGGTATTATATTCTAGTAATCGTGTGGGTGGCCGTGAATGTTGGCACATTTAGCAGCGTCGAAACCAAAAAACAGTTGCGATGAAAAGCCACCCACTCAGACTTTGTAATCAAAGCCGCGCCCGGTCACAAGCGGTTATTTAAAGCTGTCGAATGTTTTTTGCATTGACAGCTTTTCATCCATAAATTCCTCTGGCGAAATGTATGTTGTCACAGAAGTCAGCTCGTCTCCCCGGCGGAATATCACAGCGCCTAATTCAATGGATACAAACGCAAACACGTCTGAAACATCGACGTTCTTCTTGGGCGTGTGGAATGCGTACCTGTTGGTGGTCTTGTGCGTCTTGCTTGCGGTTTTAACCTGCAAGGTCAACGTCTGTGTATCCGTCTGTATATACGCATCGTGATCTTTGATCTGGCACAGCGTGCAGATGTAGCCTGCAAGCGACAGGTAGGCGAGTGCTAAATGCTCTCCGGCCCTACCTACCGCCGCGCTGGCTTTTTGATCTTGCTTCGCCACTTAGCTAACTTAGCTAACTTAGCTAAACTAGGCCATGAGCCAAGTGTGGATTTTTTTGCTCTGGTTGCTTCGATCATCCAGACCATGATAGCCGCCGTTCACCCTGCGCGTGATGCGCTTGATGGCGTCATCCGTTACGCCTTCGTCAGCAATGGTAAACAATCCATTCTTGTTGAAGAACCACAGCGCAGTCTCAAAGGCATATTCGTCAGCCACCAAGTCCGGGTCAGTCATAACCTTCGGCACGCCCATGTCAGACGCAAACGCCCGATAATTATTACGCCCGGTAAGCTGCAAGAAACCTCGGCCAATGTACAGGCTCGCCTGCGCTTCATTCTCATTGCCCATGCGGCCAGCGTAGACCTTGCCAGCAAGTCCAGTGGGGTTCTTGGCATATGGCTCAGCATCGGCAACGGTTGGGAAACGCGAGGGCCAGACGGCTTGGATGCGTTCTGGCGTGCTGTAATACAGGCTCTCACGGGTGCGCTTGAAGCCACCACTTTCGTGCGATGCCTGCCCCATCAAGTGAGCGCCGCGCGCCGGGGATAGGTTGAAGTGTTTTGCGATTGCTCGCGCTGTATTTGGCCCAAACTCACCATCAGCTGTTGCGCCGATTTTAGCTTGGAGCGTTGCCATTGCCTTGCTCATTTTTTAGCCTTTTTCTTTGCTGTCTTGGCAGCCGCTTTAAATGCACTGGCCGTTGGCGCTCCCTTAGTGCCGGGCTTGCGCATTTTCTCTCCGCTTCCGGCTTTAATGCGCGC